CTCGTATTCCAGAACCTCGCGGCCCGCGACCGCGACGGCGCCGATCGCCACCGCATTGCGCAGGCTCTGGTTCAGCTGGTTGGCGCCGCGAGAGATATTCGCATTCGACTGGCGGAACGCGCGGTCCTGCCGTGCGGCGGCCGATTCCATCGCATTGCCGTAGCGGATCATCGCCGTTTCCAGCTGCTTCATGTTGGCGGTGAACACCGTCTCGATTTCCTGCCGGTCGATCGTATCCATCTGGCGGCCCTCCCTCAGAAATCGTCGGACATGAATTGCGCGATCGCCGCCGGCGAGGCGCGGCTGACCGGCGAACCGGGTTCGCTGCTGGTGATCAGCGCGAGGCCGTTCAGCAGGCGGATGAGATCAATCATTTCGGTGCCCCGGAGGGCGGACGGCGCGATCCCTTGCGCCGCGAGGCCGCCGAGGATGGCGGTCCAGTTGAAGCGTCCGTTGGCGAGGGTGCGGAAGGGGGAAGGCTTTCCCCCGCCGGCTTTCCCGGCCGTTCCGATTCCGCCTCCGCCTCGGTGACGCCCCGGATCGCATCGGCCACGACTGCGAGCGCGATTGTGCGCGCCTTCTCCATCCGGCCGATCACGACATGCGACGCCGTCAGCTGCAGGGCCTCTTTCTCTGCGAGGCCTGCGCCGGTCAGCCCGAGGCGGAAGGCCGCCTGCACCTCGCGCGACGTACAGGTCGCGGAGGCGAGGCGGGCCTCCAGCGCCCAGAGACCGAACCCCGTGAGGGATTCGATCTCCGCGACGCCAGGCGCATCGAGGCAGAACGGATAGGGCCTGCTGCCGAGATAGAAGATGACGCGCGCCACGGGCCGCGCGCCTTAGGCCGGATAGACCCGGGTAATCGTCCCGTCGAACAGGATCGTCGCCGAGACGATGATCGGCCCGCCGGGATTGTAATCGCGGCTGCCGACCTGCAGCCGGGCGGCGCCTTCATAGGTCGCGACCAGCGCGCCGATCGTGCCGTCCGCCTCGGCCTCATGCAGCCGCAGCTCCACGTTCCGCTTCACATCGGTATAGTGCCAGGTGTCCAGCTCCTGCAGCTGCGCGTCCGACTTGATGTGACCGGTGCCGGTGAACGTGTCCGAGATCGACTTCAGCGTCCGGCGCTTGGCGGCCGGCGCGTCGGGATCGGTGCAGTCGCGGCTTTCATACTCGTCATACGTCTTGTCCGACGTATGGCTCAGCGACTCGGCGAAGAAACACTTCTTCTCGAACAGGTCGGCGGTTGTCGTGCTCTCGACATACAGCAGCACATGCTTGCCGAGCAGCTCCTGGAGATAGTCAGCCATGATGGGCTCCATGTTGATGTCCTGCCTGCCCGGCAGAAAGGCTCCGGGCACGGCGCCCGGGAGTGAGGGTGCGAAGGCTCAGGCCGTCAGGGCCGAGACCTCGAATTCGATCTGGCAGAGGCCGTAAAGCAGCTGGCGTTCCGCATCATAATTGCAGCGGGTCAGCTGGTGCTCGCGCGCCGTGAGCCGGATGTTCGTGGACGGATCTAGTACCAGCCGGATCAGCGGCAGCTCGCAGGCCTCGGCGATATCACTGACGCGCCGGATGCTGCGATTGGAGTCCCAGACCTGCACGAAAAGGGTGACGCGCGCCCGCGCCGCGCCGCAATACTCTTTCAGCCGCCGCTTCTCGGCGGCGCCGAAGGTCACATAGGGATAGGCCGGCGTCTTTGTCGGCCCGGCCTCCGGCACCACTTCCATCACCTTGACCGGCTTGTCACCGAAGGCCGCGATCACGCCAGCATCGGCCCTGAGCGCCGCGCCCGCCGCATCGATCAGGATCCCCGTCGCGCGTTCGATCATGTGCCGCGCGCCCCGTCGCGGTAGGCCTGCCGCATCCGCTTGCGGTACTCCGCCCGCTTCAGCGCATAGCGCGCGCGGTGGAAGCCCACGGCGCGCGTGCCGGGATGTTTGAAGCTGAGGCCCTTGCGCTTGCCGCGCCGGATCATCCGTGTGCCGGGCTTTGTGCCTCCATCGACGATATGCGCATAGAAGGCCTTGGCATTGCCGGACGTCGTGCGCCAGGCGGTGCCCAGCGAGCCGCGCACTTCCTCCGCCTCCGGGCTGCGCACCAGCTCGCCGGTCGCGCCCACCGGCGCGCCGAGACGCGCATCGCGCGCCAGCGATCTGGCATTGGCCTCGGTCGCCTCCCGCACCTGCGCCGCGACACGCGGCGGCAGGCGCCGGGCCTTGGCCATGGCCTTGCGGGCATCGATCCGCCCGCCGGCGATATATCTCACGGCGAAGATCCGTCAGGCCCGGCGCCCGTATTGGCGCCGGGGTCGGTCACTTCGCCGGGGTTTATCGCAGGCTCGCCGGCCTGTTCGGCCAGCAGGAACTTGTATTGCTGTTCGGTGACCGGGCCTTGCCAGCCCTTCCGGAACACGCGGTACCAGGCGAGCGTGCCCGGCGGGTGATAGGTGATGTCGCGGAGGATGCGCACCTGCCGGGGCGAGAACTTGGCCATCAGGGAGACTCCTCTTCGAGATCGACAGCGCCCGCGACGGCCGGAAAGATCAGCCAGCGGCCGCTCTCATCCACCTGCGGCGGCGCCTTCAGTTCAAACACGCGGGTCTGCCGGGACGGCCCGAACACTTCCTGGACGCGCATGCTGGTGTCCCAGGTCCGCGTTTCCGGATCGATCCGCACGCTGATCGTCACATGATCGAGGCCGACGACGCCGGCCGCGATCTCCTCGTCCGAGGCGCCCTTCGAGACGATCTCGGCGCGCCGCGAGGCGCCCTCGGTCCAGACGCCGCGATCGGCGTCCGTCTCGCCGGTGCGCCGGTAGACCGTCACGCGGGACCGGAGCTTGCCGGGAAAGCTCATTCGAAATTCACCGCCGGGCCGAGCACGGCATTGGCCGAACCGCCCGGACCGAGCGCCGGCACCGTGACGCTGTCCCAGGCCTCGACCCCGATCCGGCGCAGCGGCGCCATCAGGTATTCGACCGCCTTCGGCAGCTCCTTCGGCGCGCCGGCCGCGATCACCACGTCCTCGCGGTGCCGGTACCAGTGGCCGACCAGCATCCGCACCGCCTGGCGCACGCGCTGCGGCGCATCCTCCGCGAGCGGGCCATAACCCGCCACATAATCGATCCGCACCGCATCTGGCCGCCGGGCGAGGTCGCGGGGGATGGCATAGGCGTCCGACCAGCCGAGACGCGTGCCGAGCACATCGCCGATCGTGTAATAGGCCAGCGGGTTGATCAGCATCTCCACACCGGCCGTGTCGAGATAGGTGATCCGCGCGATCTCGTGCACGGGCGCGAGCCGCAGCACAGGGGCGCGCGAGAAGTCCGGCCAGAAGTCACGCCAGGTCGCGTGGACCCAGACGCGCTGGTAGATCGTGCCCGGACCGCTGAGCGCCTCTTCCGCCGCCATCGCATAGGCGGTGATCAGGGCGTCATCCTCGCTGGCCTCGACCTCGAGATGCTTCCTGAGATCGGCCAGCGTCCAGACCGGATCCTCCGGCGGCTCGACAAGAACGGATTGCAGCCGGTGCACGGTCAAGCGCGTCAGCCGATGCCGCCGGGCCCGGTCGAGGCGCCGGGTTTCGAATCGGCTTCCATCTTGGCCTTGGCCTCGGCGTCGGCCTTGGCCTTCTCGTCGGCCTCGGCTTTCGACTTGGCATTGCCCTTGCCTTTGCCGCCCGTCTCCGCACCGGCATCGGCCGCAGCGCCATCGGCGGCAGGGGCCTCGGGCGCTGAGAAAGAGGCCTGCAGCGCAGGGTCGCGCGCGAGGCGGGTATCCCAGGCTTCCTGATCGCCGGGCTGCATCGGGCGCCACCGCCCGCTGGCAAGCTTCTTCTTTGTCTCGCGGGCGTCAGCCGGCGTATAGGGCTGGCCCTCGATGATGAGATTGGCGCCCATGACAACAGGGCGAAGCGGGATGAGGGGGCGTTCGGACATGCGGGAAGCCTCGCGGGTTGGATGTTTCTTAAAAAGCCGGGGCCGGACGATCCGGCCCCGGCATGGGTCAATCAGCCGTGCTGCGGCTTATTCGACGGCGGCCTGCAGCGCAGTCGTGGCGGCGGCGAAGGTGCCGGTCACCAGCGCTTGCGGCGCGTAGATGGCCTGGGTGAGGGCCTCTTCAGCGAGGATCGTCACCATGTTCTTGGTGAAGTTGTCGGCGTCTTCACCCGACAGGGTGACGTCCGCATCTTCACGGTCGAACACTTGCGCCGCCTGACCAAAGGAGCCCGCGAGGAAGTTGCCGGCGGGCATGGCATTGGTCGGCACAACGGGCGTACCCCAGAGCGAGGCGTTGCCGTCGCCGGTAGGATTGCCGACGATATAGCGGCCGGTCGTGTCCTTCAGCATTTCGATCAGCGTCCAGTTGATCGGGTTGAGGACATAACCATCGACGAAATATTCCGCGACGGTGGCCTGCAAGGCGGCAACGCGGAGCACGTCGATCGCCGTCACGCCCGACAGCTGGCCCACGCCGGTCGGACGGGCAAACGCCGTCGCGCCGGTGACCAGGCCCTCGATGTTGTTGGTCTCGCCGGAGCCGAGCAGCAGCTGCAGCTCCTCCTTGTAGGCGAGGCCGTAGCGCAGCATGACATCGATCATGCCTTCCAGCGCAGGCGCGTTGGACAATGCCTGACGCGACACGCGGATCCAGTGCGCCACGGTGATCACGTCAGCGGTTTCCGGCGTGAACACGATGTTCGACTCGGCTTTCGCCGCGCCTTCACCGGCCTGCGCCGCCGCATTGTTCGTGAACGTCTGGCGCACGAACTTGACGGAGTCAGAGTTAGTGCGCGCCTGGGCGATCAGGCCGCGAATGGTGAGGCGGCGCTTGGCCGGCTGCACCACGCCGGCAAGTGTCGGCTCGATCAGCGCGCCGGCGGAATCGGACGCACCGGTTACCGCTTTGACACTGATCTCACCCTTGACCTTGAAGCGGACATTCTCGCCCTTGGCACCGGTGAAGCCTTTGAAGGCCGGGTCTTCGACGATCAGCTTGCCGAGCGTCTTGACCGGCTCCGGCGCGCCGCCGCCGGCGCGCGCCGACTTCTGGGCGAGGTCATCGAGAAGGGCCTTGAGGTTCGCGAAATTTTCCGCGTTCCTCGTCAGCTTCTCGTCGATCTCGGACTTGAAACGTTCGTGCTCGGACGTCTTGGAGCCGAAATCGTTTTTCAGCTTGGCGAGATCTTCGGTCATCTTGTCGTTGTTTTCGACAATCTGCTTCTTGATCGCGGTGACGGCTTCGATGACCGGGTCAGGGCCGGCACCGGCATCCTTCTCGCGGTAATAGCCCATCGCTGCCAGCGAAGCGCCGGCGAGGAGGTGTTGGGGTTTCATGGGGATGTCTCCGTTACTTGGTTGCAAAGACGCTGCGGAGATCCGCGAGCGCATCGAGTCGCGCCTTTTCACCCGTGGCATCCCGCTCACCGGCATATCCGAGGTATCCGGCGCGCAGGGTCCGGACAGCCTCGTTTCTTGAGAGCCCCGCATCCCGCAGGAGCTTCTCGAATTCTCGTTCGGACAATTGCCCGCCGCCGGCGAGCTTGGCCTTGATCGTCTCGATCCGGGCCTCGCCATTCGCCGGGAAGGTCACCACCGAAATCTCGCGCAGTTCGCACTCGGTCAGCGTCACGACGCCCGTCTTGTCATCGCGCGTATAGGCGCGCGGCCAGAAGCCGATCGACAGCCCGCTGACGACTTTCGCCGCGATCAGTTCGCTGACTTCCCGGGCGCGCTGCACGGCGCCGGTCAGCAGCTCGCCGCGCACGCGCAGGCCGACCGCATCTTCCGAAAGTTCGGAATACTTGCCGATCGGCTCATTGCTGTTGTGGTTCCACAGCACCGGCAACGGCCGGTCGCTGGCCTTGATCTCGGCGATCGATTTCGCAAAGGCGCCCGGCGCGACCACCTCGTTATAGCTGTCCACGATCCCGAACACGGACCCATAGCCGTCGAATTCGCGGCCCTCGGCCTTGCCTTCCAGCTTGAAAGAAAAGTCCTTGAACTGGACACCTTCGCTGCGCTTCACGGCGAACCCGGTTCGCCCGAGCAACATCTCAATCTTGCGGTTCATTTCCAGCTCCCTGGTTGGGGTCGATGACGATCGGCACCATCTGCGCCTGCATCCGGGCGACATCGCCGCCCTCGATCGGTGGCAGGCCGCGGCGGGCCCGGATCTCGTTGACAGGGCGAATGCCGCTGCGCACGTCGATCTCGTCGGCGCGGCGCATGGTCATCGTGTCGCCCTCATACAGCGCCTCGAGGTCGAAGGCGGGCTCGAAGGACTTGCGCTCTGCGCGTGTCATCAGCTGCCGGCGGATCTCGCCGACGATCCGCGTCGTGTAGGGCTTCAGCGTGACGTTCGCGAAGGCGCGAAACTGTTGCTCGAGGCCGGTGCCCCAATTGCTGGCGCCGTCCGTATGGCCGATCAGCCAGGGCGGAATGCCGAACAGGCGGCAGATTTCCGTGACGCCGAAGCGGCCCTGCTCGAGCAGCTGGGCATCGGCCGACGTCATCGTCACCGCCTTCACGTCGAACCCGCCTTCGAGCAGCATCATGCCGCCGGCATTCCCGGCGCCTGCGAACGGCTTGATGAGGTTTTCCTTAGCCATCGCGCGCTGCTCGTCGTTCAGCGTGCTATTGGTCGTCATCACCATGTTGGGCCGCACGCCGTTCGCCAGCAGCTTTGCCTGGTGCTTTTCCAGCGACAGCATCCGGCCGAACGTGTTGCGCCCGGCGCCGATGGTGCTGAGGCCGCAGTCGATTTCCCCGCCGAAGCCGGGAATGAAAAAGACATCCGCTTCCTTGTGGACGCCGGCGCGCGGTCCGGTGCCGACGACAAACTCGCGGGCGCCGCTGGCATTGCGCCGGCAATAGGTTTCCGGGTGCGGCGGTAGCGGTTCCAGCGCGATGACCCTTCCCGCCAGGCGGTGGATCAGAGAGTAGTGATTGCCGAGCAGCGAGAGCTGGACATAGACCATCTCCCAGAACTGCTGGGCGGGCTGGTCGGCATTCGGCTGGTCGCCGAGAAGCTCAGACAGCGGATGATCGGGGTCAGGCCGAGATACGCCGCCGGGCTCCACTGTATACATCATGAAGGGCAGGCAACTGCCGCTCTCCGCCAGCTTGCGCACACAGGCAAAGGCCGTGCCGAGCGCCAGCACACGGTCATAGGTCACCGCCTCGCCGGCGTCCGATTCGCCGGACACGAACAGGCCCCGCCCGCGCGAAAACCAGCCGCGAATGTTCCGGAACATGCCCCCGATCGCCATCAGTTGACGGACATCACAGGCGCCGACAGGAACCCGCGCAGGTCAGGCGCCAGCTTCACCGTCAGGCCGAGGGCCGTCGCGTTGACCGCCGCCGTCACGCCATCGATCTTGCGCTTCGACTTGGCCTTGTTGGGCTTGATATTGCCCGCCGCATCGGTATCGACCTGCACGTTGGCGACGTTCCAGTTCATGATGGCATGCCCTCCGTGAACGATCTCGCCAGCGAGAACCATTCGTTCAAATGCGGCCGTTGGCGGGCCCAGTGTGATGAAGCCCTGGCGCACTTCGTGGCAGGGAATGCCGGCATCGATCAGATGCTGGATCAGCTGCTGCGCGAGCCAGGGGTCGAAGCCGAGGCCTTCCATGCGGAACACCCTGGACAGCGCGAGGATGTCGCGCTCGATGATGTCGAAGTCGGTCGCGTTGCCGGGCGTCGCCGTCAGCAGGCCCATGTCGCACCAGGCCTGGTAATTGACCCCGTCCGTCTTCGCGCGCTCGCGGATATTGTCTTCCGGGCACCAGAACTTCGCGGCAAGAATCCACTTGCCGGGAAACAGCAGGTTGTCCGGCGTGAACAGCAGCACGAGCGCCGAGAGATCATGCACCTTGGCGAGGTCGAGACCGGCGAGGCAGCGCGCCCCGGCCAGCTTGCCCCAGTCGATCTGGCGGGCGCAGGCGTCCCAGTCGGCGCGCCGGATCCAGGCGGTCTGGCTGTCCGTCCACAGATTGAGGTGGAGGCGCTTGAAACTGTTCTCGTCGGCCTTCGATTGTTCGGCCTTGATGAAGGCCTCGCGCAGCGCGGCGATCTTCGGCGCCCCGTAGCGCAGGCCCGGATTGGCCTTGTGCCAGGTCGCCTCGTCCTTCCAGTCGTCATTCGCCCCGGCGGCGAAGATCCGGACGTAGAGGTCCGGGCGGTAGATCAGGCCCTGCTGCACCTGCAGAGCGACATCGTGCAGCTCGCCGCAGAGGCTGGCGCGGTCATGCCCGGCCGTCGTGATGAACAGTTGCAGCGGCTGGCGGCGCGTGCCCTGCGCCGTCGTCATCGCTTCGTACTGTTCGCGGCCCTTCCATTCGTGGACCTCGTCGCCGATGACGCCGTGCGGGTTGTAGCCGTGCTGGCTGCCCTTGC